CTCAATTAACGTTAACGGTCAGTATGCGGTTATAGTTAAAGAACTTTTGTGTTTAACCGATATCGTACTCGATCCTGGGGGAGAAAATGAATCACATGATGATTGGGGCGCATTTTCTTATCCAGGTTGTTATGACGCAATCCCGGTATCGAGAGTAAAGGCGTTTTTAGATAGGGAAGGTGGCCCGATCACGGGTATGGCATCATCGTTCGGATCCCCGATGGTATTCAAAAAACACGCCATTTTTAAACTAGACATAGATGATTTGATTGATATGAGTACATGGGGATTTAAAGAGGCCCGATTTAATCGAGGTAATCTGGCTCCCGATGGCTTGGTTCAATCAGGTCATAGGATTGCTATGCCTTCTTATGATGGGATTTACGTAGTGGATGCCAATTTGGTGGCCGCCGCGGATGAGACGCCTTTAATTGAAAACCGCATTTCAGAACCGATCAATGATAAGTATCTCGCCTTGGATCCGGAAGATGGGATGCCGAATATTATCGGTGTTTGCGATGAGGCAGAGAATGAATTTATATTTCAGCTCCCCAACGGGGAGATATGGGCTTTTGATATCGTGGAGAAAGCCTGGGAACAGAAATTAACATCGCATTACATAGATATTGCAGCGAAGGATTTTGACGGACGTGCTTTGATTTATAATGAGAATACTCAGACGCTTTATAGCACGTTCGCCCGGGAGAGTGTTATAGCCGGATTTAAAACAAAACGGTTTCATGTTTCTTATGACAGGAAAGAACCTGTCAGGCATTTGAGAATTAAATATAAATCCGCGGTACCTCTCAGAATAAATATATATATCGATGGATTTAATGATTCTCCCGCACGGTCGAAATCATTGGAAGCAAGCGATACCATTACTACGGGTGGTGTGTCGTTGAGAAAACGGTGTAAAAATTTCATACTTGAAATCAAAGATGAAGCCAAGAATAAATCCTATTGGGAAATCTATAATATGCGGATTGAAGTGGCGGGTGCTTAAAATGCGAAATAAGCATATTTCTGGGAAAGGGATAAGTTGATATGCCTGAAGTCATAAAATTAACGGATACGTTGATTTAAACAGATTATTCTCGAATTAAAACAAAGGTTGAATGATGGGTGCAGATATCACGGCAAGTTTGGTTTCGAAATTAAAGATCAGGCTTGAAGATGGCGGTTCTCGATTTGAGGATGAGCAGTTGAGGGACTTCCTTTCCGAGGCTCAATTTGAACTGGCCACGCTTCTTCATGATGATTATCTGGATGAATTAACGGATATTGATGAAGACAAGGATGCTTCGGGTGGATATGTCGCTATTTCAAGTTTGAACTCGGGCAAATCAATATTAAAGGGTGCTGCGGGTATCACGAACGTTAAAGTAGCGCCCGGGGGATCCAGTGCATTATACGCGACACCCACGGATATCTCGAAATTAAAAGAACTTGAAACATCGGTCAGGGCTTATTCAGATACGAATCCTTATTACTATATATGGAAGTCGAGGGTCTATGTTCTCTGCACAACATCTGAGGGAACAACTGCGGATATATTCTATTTGAAACCACCGCCGGAAGTGTCAGATTTGGTGGATCCGATTTTTAATAAGTCTTTTCACAACATTCTCCTGGATCTCGCAGAAGCAAAGGCATGGCTGGTGGATGAACGAGCTGATCGTTCAGGAGAAGCGCGGAAATTTGCTTATGATCAGATAAAGATGTTAAATGATTTAAAATTAAATGAGGATAAAGAATAATGGCAATTCCAGTATGGGCACCATCAGCGGTCCAGGCCGGGACTTCTCTGGCAAAATATTTATTTCGTGGGCGTGGGCCTAAATTTGATCGGACTCCTTATGCTCAACGTCTGAAGCAGTTGATGGAGCAGGGCGTTTTCACCCCTCGATACCGAAGCGAAGTCATCGGGGAAGTGGCGCGGACTACGGGAGGGTTGACTCAGCAGGCAAAAGCTGGATATCGGGGCCGATTAGCTAAAGCAGGGATGCTCGGGAGTATTGCAGGAGCCGGGAAACTGGCTGAACTCGATACGGCCCATGCTGATCGGCTATCAGAAGCTTCCCGTAAGATGGCCATGATAAACGCTCAATCCAAGTCTGAAGCTGCAACAGAGTATGCACGATCGAAAACAGCCTATCAGCAGGGTAGGAGAGAACAGGAACAACAGGCCAGAAGTCAATTATTCGGCGGTCTTGCGGGTGCAGCGGGGAGTCTGGCCTCCAATATACTCGATGAAAAACTTTTGGGTGCGCGGACAGCTTATTATAACCGGATGGGACAGAAAGACATGGGGCCAAATGTTACCGGATTAATGGAACAGTATCTACACATGGGTATGCCTGAAGAACAATTTCTTGGAAGTTTAGTGGAACAAGGATATAGTCCAGAACAGATTGAAATGATCATTGGTTCAATGCCAGAAATAGATGAAAAACAAATCATACAATCGGTACCAGCAAAAAGAACAGATACATCATATCGTCAGAGAGTCAAAAACATGAGAACCAGGTTGGGTACACGATGAACGGTCAAACCAAAAAGAAAACCAGACTTCAGCAAGCCTGGGAAAGGATGCAGAGAGAAAAGAGTTTAAGAGAGCGTCCTTATCAATTCGTTTCTCCAGAGGGTGATACGCTTCGTTTTAAAACTCCGAACGAAAGAGCACTGTATCAATCGCGGATGCAAAAACTTTTAAGCCCTAAATCCCAAGTTGAAGAGATGGAGGCACAGAATCTTTTCAACCTAGCCACGCAACCCACTCGGGAAGACAGTCTTATGTACGATCGTCTTCATCCTGGCAAGAAGTCTATTTTTGGTGAGGAAGAGGAAGAAAAATGGGATCCTGAAAAAGCGGCAGAACACCGTTATTGGCATTTAGCCATAAAAGCCTCCAAGGGGACAGCCTCAAAAAAAGAACTGTCCGAATTGGCCAAATTACGACAATATCGATATGCCCCAAAATCAGGTAAATCGGATAAGGGCAAAAGCCTTTCAGATAAGAGGAAGGAATTTGCTGGCAGGATCAAGGGTGCTGAAAATACGTTAGGTGCAAAGATTAAAGTTGGTGAGGAGCGCGATCCAGAAGGCCAATATCGACCTGTTTACGGACCCAAATATTCAGAAGCCTTACGAGATGAAGCGACGCGAACGCAATCTGCTTATTCGGATTCTCTTTTTTATTTGAATGAGGCCGAAAGATTACAGAAGGAAGGGTTAGATATAACCCCGGGCCAGTTAAAGCGAACGATCGACGAGGGAACGGCCATAGCTACAGAACTGATGAATCAATGGCAAAGTGGTGAATTGGATGTTCCCCGTGCAGAACTTGAAGCTATGATCAACGAAAGATTAAAGCCGTTGGGTATGGATTTGGATGATGTGGATTATTTCAGTCGAAGAGGGAAATAGTGTCGATCCTCTCCCCTAAAAAACAACAGCAGACAGATTTCAGCACTTTATTTGACCAGGTATTCGGTCAAGCCGGAGATGTGAGGGAAGTCGAACGAAGATATCTACAAAGATATGAGGATATCCAACGTCCGAGAAACATCATCGATGACATTCTTGAAGCCCCGGAAGAACCGGAAGTTCCGCAAGAGGATGTCGAGAAGAATCAGGTGGCCATGGTACGGCCCGATCTTTATCCTGATTACATCAAGAGACGGAAAGAGGGATTGCTTCATGAAGCGGCGTTGAATGTGGCTGATTTTAATATCCAAAGAAAAGCACCCAAAGAATCAAGATTACCCGAGACCGTATCCGTTCCAGCTGCCAGCACACGGGTATCGCCTGATATAGGAACTGAGGGCGGTGGCCAATTAACGCCCTTTATTCTGCTATCAGCAAAGAATAAATATGAAGAGATCCCTGAAAAAGAACGCCTCGGGATCGCGGACAAACTGAGAGATACCTTCCAGCGTGCGGAACAATTGGTCCCTTACATTGCGGGGGCCAATGATTTGAAGGATATGCTGGAACTTCGAGAAGCTGCGAAGCGATTGGAAGACGACAGAGCGTCACCCGAGGATATTCAGCTACTTACGAATTTCGTAGAGATGTCCAAGAAGGATAAGACTTTTGGATATCAGGTTATGGAGGTTTTGTCCTGGCTTCCTGCTTTTGCCGGAGAATTGGCTTCGACATGGGGAGCTTATTCCGCAGTAAGAAAAGGTGCCCAAGAGACGGGTGAAGCGGTCATTCGCAGGCTTATGACAAAATCTGGCGAGAAATTACTCAAGAGGAAATTGGCTCAGTTCGGATTGAAGGCCGGTGCTTCCTTAGTGGGATCCGCAGCGCAAACTCCTTTGGCTGGTGCTTTGAGGATTGCTGCCGGGGCCGCAGAACGAATGCTTCCTGAGATCGATGTCGACGATGACGGTGAAGTAACGGTTACAGTCACGGATAAGAATATCAACGAAGAGTTGATGAAATCCGTGGTCGATCAGTATATAGAAACTGCTTCGGAACATGCCGGCCCCGCTTTGAGATATGTGAAGAACGCCAAGATATTTCAGAAGATGGCCAGACCCATTAAGAACCTGGCCATGAAGAGTGCTGTCATTCGGGCAATTACGAAAGTCAATCCCAAGATCAAAGTGGATAAGGTCCGGGATGTTGCCGAGAAATTCGGGTATAATGGTGTCATTGAGGAGGTTTTCGAGGAACGAGTCGGTGAGGTTGCTAGGGGCATGGCCAAAGAATTAGGTGTTGGAGATGATGAATTCAGACTTCCCACGGTCCAGCAGATCGGCGTGGAATTAACGGCATTCAGCGTACCCGGTGCTGCGGTTAAAATGGCTGAAATTTCCACAGAACGGCCCGAGAAGAAAAAACCAAAAAGACCAGAGAAAATTGAGGAAGAGATTACGGAAGAAATCGATCCACTCCAAAGATACATTGAGACGGAGAAG